TCATTGACAGTGACCTTATTTAAGATGTTCAGTTTATTATTAGGATCTTCGTCCCCTATTGTGATAAGACAATTCAGTATGCTTAAGCCATGTATTTCCATTATATCCAGTTTTGTAATTGAATGAATTGTTTGGGATTGAACTTGCGTAGATAATCCTTTAAACTGGCCTTGGAAACAACTTGCTCTGGGTTGGCGGCTAACCAAGCCTCACGTTTGGCGATCTCCTCTTGCATCATTTGTTTTGCGGATAAAATCTTTTGTTTCTCTCCCTCCTCATATTTCAATGCCTCCGTATTTCTCTCGAACACTGCGTTAATCGTGTAATTCTGGACATTTGAGAATCCTATGGCTTGTGGTAAATCATAGGATAGTATTAGGATGGTATTGACCTCAAACATATCGAGGTATGGGGATTGACATGTTACCACGTCCTTATGCTTCAATATCTTTATCAAGTCCATGACCTCTTTTGTCGGGTATACGTCTTGGTAGGGACTGACTATCTTCCCGGTGATGGTGATATTATAGTCCCCTCCAGAGATATATTCCTTGCGTGTGAGATCCCGACCTTGTACCTTGGTTAACAGGATATTCTTTTGCTCGGAGAGTTTGATAACCGCATGTCCATCGAAGAATTGATAATTTTCGCTTCCGCCCTTTATTTGAAGTTGTATGTAATGTCTGATAGGGGTTCCATTCAGCCCTTTCTCTTGTAGTAAATTTACTGGGGTATTAGCTTCGACCAGTTTCTTGATATTACTATCCCTATCAAATAGATTGTATCTGGTTTGAAGCTTATAATCAGGAGAACCGTTAATGATCTCATCAGCCATTCTTAATGCCGCTTGTTTTGTTCTCCAAGTGACAATATGTTCTATGATCCTTGCTTTTTTCTGAAGGTAGGCTTCTGGGTTTCTAGCCAGATCAATGATATTGATTCGAGGGATATAGGTAAGAACCGATGATGGGTCCTTGCCTTTGTATAATTCCCCCAACACCCTTTTTATGGCATGATTCTCGTAGTCCTTGGGTTTAAGTGGGGGAAGCGTTTTTTTTGATAACTCGTTGGCTACGTTTGCGAATATCCTTGGTGTTGGATTTTCAGGTTTAATCGTAGATTCTATGATACTTAGTTTTTCCATTAGCTGTATGATATTTCAAAATCCTTTACTGCGTCTATCATTACTTGCGTTACTTTTTCTTTGAAGGTCTCCATATCCTCTTCGTTGGTTGAGTTTACGTTGATACTTCCAATGAGGGATTGGATATTGATAGTGATTATCTTGGGTTGTGTTCCGGAAGTCTTGCCTACTCCGCTATAGGCGCTATTTCCACCATTACCATTACCTCCATTTTCTGCTCCACTTGCATCTCCTTCTATTCTTATATCTTTCGTGGAGCGAAGCTCGGACATGTCAAATAAATCCTTGATATCACCTAGCGCTGAGATCAATGGATTCAAGAACCATGATTTTACCCCAGAGTTTCTAAGTGCGGTCATTGCGGATTTGGACGTGTTCGTTGCTGCTTCCTTGTCGTTATATACGATATCGCCAGATGGCGCTATTATATGATACCCTAGCGATTTTTGGCTTAGATCGTAACCCGTGAAATTCTTGATGAAGTCAATGGCCTCGTTGCTGCTTACAGGTAACCCACTTGCTATCTTTAGCTGAAGGTCCATGATCTCTTTTAATGAGCCAAGCCCTATATCGATGGATTTATTTACGGCCTCCGTGAATTGCTTTGTCTTGCTTTCCGTATCTGCGTTAAGTTGGTTGACGCTGTCTAATATAGTTACTCCCCTTGACCTTTCCTCATCGGTGAGATTGATATATGGACCGAAATTGTATTTGTAGGATTTCTTCTGGTTTTCCATGTCATCGATAAGATCAATATAAACCGACTTGATCTTGTCTTTCCCTAAATCCTCCATTCCAATGGATGCCATGAGATATTGGTTGGCTATTTTTGATCCTTCCAAGTCTCCCCGTTCGGACATAGCTCTTATGTATTGCGGATAGACGCTACTTTCCCCATTGAACATCATGTTCTTTGTTCCAAGATCATATCCTAGAAAATCATAGTATTTTGTTCCAGAAAGGGCTTTCTTTGCGTTATTGTTTCCATTATCGGAGCTGTCATCGTCCTTATCCTTGAATACGGGCAGCAGATTTTCATATTCTTTCTTTATTGACTCGCTTACCGCTTGCGTTGTCTTCCCTGCCCCATATACACCTATTCCCAAAGAGGCTAAAGCGGTAACGGCTGCGGTTACTATTGCTGGTATTCCTCCTATGGCCGCTAGCAATCCTCCTCCAATAGCAGATCCAACCCCACCGGCTCCTCCTATGGCGGTTGTCAATGCGCTAGCCCCTCTAGCGGTATTAAAAAGACCTTTTGCCATAGGAGTTATGGCCGCTACGATTTTTGATATCTTCTTGAATAGTACCCCTCCAATTACAAGATATTCTAACCAATTCCAATTTTCAGATACCCACATAGATACTCCAACCAATGCTTTTGTTAATGCGACCAATCCTGTGGCTACATCTTTGAACATCTGGGCTGTCCCCGGTTGCTTCAATAATAAGACCAGATCGTCCAGTCCTTCCTTGATGACAGGGTTATAAGCCTCGAACACGGTCATACCTGTTTCCGTGAACTGAGACGTGACCTTGTCCCATTTCCCCTTGATGGTATCTTGTTTTTTAGAAGCTATGTTATCAGCCAGACCTCCGGAGTAGATTGAATTTTGTATTAATTCCGGAAGTTTCATCAACTCGGCGAATACGTTGTTAGCAGCGTTTCCACCGATTTTATCAAATAGTTTGGTCAGGTCTTGTACGCTGGCATCGTTAGACTTGAGCTGGGAGAATATGTCAAATAGCGATCTTAATTTGGTTTTTCCTGTTGCCTTGTCTAGCTCGTATAGCTGGATGTTGTATTTTTTCAAGACCTCAGTTCCCTTTTTTGTAGGATTCAATAATCTTGTCATCATCGCTCGTAAGGCTGTACCCGCAACCGTACCTTTCAATCCGGCGTTTCCTAGCGCCCCGATAGCGGCAGTCGCTTCATTGAAAGAGATCTTGGCCATACTCATCATGGGAGCTGCGAATTTCATGGCTTCACCCATTTCCAATACATTGGTATTTGTGCTGGTGGTAACGCTCGTAAGGATGTCCGATATCTGTGGCATTTTGGAGCTATCCAACCCATAAGCGGTCTGGATGTTCGTTACTATATCTGCCATCCTATCAAGTGGAGCGTCACCAATGATAGCGAGATTGGCGATAGGTTTTATGGAATTATTGATATCCTCGATATTCAAGCCTGCCATACCTAGGTATTTGGCTGCTCCCGCAACCTCGGTCGTAGTGAACTTTGTATCGACACCAACCTTACGGATATTCTTTGACATATCAGAGAATCGCTGATCGAACGTGGTGATGTCCTTGTCCGTGGCTTTAAGGATACTCTGCACCGTTGTCATGATATTCTCATATTCAGCTGCATCCTTTACAATACTCATGGTTCCCATACCGATAGCGGCGGCACCAATCATGTTCGGGAAAGGGAATCCTGCTGCGTACATGACATCCGCAGCCCCGAATAACCCTTTCGCCCCGCTACCAAAGCCACGTGCAGCTCTGTTATTACCATTTCTAGTAGTATTGTATCTGTTTCTCCCCCTCGGAATAGAGGTTGTTGATCCGGTCGTGGTATTGGTTGTTTGGTTAACCTTGGTATTGATTGTGACCGTTTTTCCCTTGATCGTATTGATCTGGGATTGAAGGTTTTTTAGCTCTTTCTTTATACCATTATCAATACTGAATTTGATCTTCTTAGGTCTTGTGCCTGTGATTCTATTGAGACTTACAAAAGCAGCGTTGACTTTTCCAATCTCTTTTCTCAATGTTTCTAGGGAGGCTATGATGGGAGGGATAGTCCTTTGAATCGTGCTTTGGAAATCACCGATACTTTTAGAGGCTTGCGCTCCGTTGATGTCTATATTGTACCTGACATTGTAATCCATGTTATAGGTTTTGGTTATTGTTTACTTAATAAAGAATAGCTTGAAGCGTAAAGACTTGATTAAAAAAGAAAACCCCCACCGACATCACGTCGATAGGGGCCTAGAGAGGAATATATAAAGTAGTTAAGAAAAAAGCCTAACTGATGATGTGGCTATGACTTGGTTATGTAACCACAAAGCATCGTTGGCGATCAATGCGAAATCTTCGTCTGATATCGTGGATAGATCTACGCTGGGAAAGTAATGACGGACGAGGGCTATATATTGTCTTAGCCACTCATCATCCCTTACTTGCCAGCGATCGAGAAATTTGCAACCTTGGCTTGGCGAGAACCGATGATATTAACTAGTTTTGCGGACAAGCCATACAAGAACAATGAATCATCGTCCACTAGTTCCTTATCTCCTTGGATAAACGTGTCACGTGCCAATGATCGGACGGCTGCGATCTCATCCTTCTTCTGTAATTGTGCGAACTTACTGAACGCAACGAAATCCGGTTCTCTGAAATAAGCGATATACACTTCCTTGTCATCGTACTCATCACCGAACACTACGATAGGATACACCCTTTTATTTTTCTTGGGATCTTGTTTCTTGATTTCCTCTAAGGTTTTCTTGATAGTTTCTTCTTGTGCTAATGTAAGCTCTTTGCTTTCTTCTGTTTCCATAAAATTATCTTTATTTGGTTGTTTATGAAAGAATAGAAGAGACAAAGCATGAATGTTTAAAACAGAGATTTTAAGCATTTTGATGAACAAAGAGACCTTCATGATTAAAACCTGATTTCCATCTCTTATCATTAAGCCATCCATAAGTGCTATGTTCTCTATGTTCTGCAATTTGAGGTTCTGAATTATAGTGTATGTCAACACTTAATCCTTGATATCCTAACTCTTTATTGAAATTTTTTTTTAATAATAATAATCGTTGTTTACAACCGTCACATGATCCCATGTTACTCATTATTCTTATATATACCCTTGGCTTTTTAGATATCAGCTTTGATTTTAGAACCTCATCGTTTAATAAGGTATTATGAATTTCTTGGAATAAACCAACCTCACTATCATTTTGAGATTGTTCGATATCTCTGTTAGTTTTTTTTGAGGAAGTAATAGGGAATGAGTATTGACTACTACCTATTCTTCTACTTCCAAATACACCAATATCAAATGTTGGTGCTCCTATCATATCAATAATTATAATTGCATTTACAAAATTGGATCTTGGATCTAATTTCCTTGCTTTAAAAACAGGCTGAGCTTGGGCATTTAGAGGTTTCATCGGAATCCCCAATGTCTTTAATTGTTTAATAAGATCATAGATAGCTCTACATTTAAAATTTTGTGTGTCCAATTCTTTTAATTTGATCATTAGCATGTTTATCCTTGGAAATCCATATTCGACAATCAATTTTTGCCATAAAGCTTCACAAGTTTGTGATTGTTTTTCTAGAGGAAGTTCTCTCCTTTCTTCATCATATTGAAATGTGATCGTTCTCTGTATAGGAATACTCTTTTCGTTCCTATTGGTGAATTTTTGTATATTTCTGTTAGATCTATTGTCTATAAAATGGAAACTTTGATTACATTTATTACGTTGAGATGTCGTACTAGAGATTGTCCTAGTGTTTTCTTTATTGATATTTCCAACTTGAATAAACATAGCTTAAACTTTTAGTTACTTTATTGTTAAAAGAAAGGTTACTAATATATGAATGATTTTTTGATTATTTATGTTGTAATAGTGTTAAAAATAAAAAAAGAGAGCAGCCGAAGCTGTTCTCCTTTACATTTAAGTTCTAGGATCAATTCCTCCCGGATTAAGATCGAATTCCTTAGAAAGATCCGTGTCATCTTGTTTTGCTTCCATACCATCCTCAGAGAAGATACACTTCTGTAAGGTGGTTGTCACTGTTCGTCCGTCATCTGGATGTGCGAAATGAACGATCAAATCAAACTCTCCAAGTCCCATCAACGTACCATCCGGAGAAGCTTCTTGGAACATTACCTGCGTGGCGTAATCAAGCTCGATGGAGGCTGTGTATGTCCAATTGCCGTAACCTCGTGAGATTGGTTGGGAACCGATACCATAGTTGCTTTCTACTTTTCTTTTCCTTTCCCATTTTACGGCCTTGATTCCATAGATCGCCTCGGACGATGAGGCGAACCCGAAATTGACCTCGATCATGGACCAATCATAAGCACGGCCATTAATAAGTGTCGTAGTACTATCTGCCATATGTGTTGTTTTTAAGCGTTAGTTAAAGCGAATCCTTCCTCTACGATGATCTTTGATGTCACGCCTACTGGAACGATTGCGTATGTTATCTTTAATGTATCGGTCAATAGAATGTTTTGGTTTGAAGAGACCAATACGCTATATCCGGAGATCTCGCTATTACCTTCCATCGTGCTTAGGATGTTCTTGACAACATTTTGGTATTTCTTGATCTCGATCTCAGCCAGATATCCGGTTTTAGGATTAACCAGTACAGGTGAGTTCAAATAGGGAAGGAGGGCGTTTCTAATCGCACGTCTTGATTTATCAATAGCTCTGTTTCTGGCGATGGTCCTATAATCACCATTGGAGCAAGTCCTGTCTTTTGAGAAATAAGTACCATTTGCTCTTCCTGCGTATTTGATCGGGAAGACATATCCTTTTTCCTCGATCTCGTCAATTTGTGCTGGAGCCAATGCCTCGAATTGCAACATGCTGACAAAATCATCTCCAGTGTCGTTAAGCTCTATATTACCGAACCCGAACTCGATCTCGCTCATATGCTTGGAAGTCAGGTTGAATTGGTTTACCCAAGCGATAGACTCACACACCTTTGCTTCCGCTACACAACCCAAGGCCACGCCTACGCAACCGATAGAAGAGTGCTTTGGGTTCTCGATTTGCATTTGTCTTAATAGCTCGGATTTACCTTGCCCTAACAATGCTGTCACACGTGGAAAATCTCCTATGCAAGATGGGATCTTTACCAAATCAATGGTCTTGATAGATCCCGTGGAATCTGCGGATGTGGAGTTAGCTGTCAATAATACTGATAACGGACGGTGCTCGTTAGCTAGCTCTTCGGCGATCGTATTGATATCGGCCACTAGATTTAGCGAATAATCATCTTCTGAGCTGGATGCTACAGACCAAATGTTTTGTGATGTCCAGATTCCTAGCTGCTTAATATCTCCTTTAGCTACGGACTGGATGGTCTTGATTGCGTTCCAGTTCTTTGAGCAATCGGCGAACATTACATATAATGACCCATCCGGTTTCATGCGGAAAAACTCTGAGATATGAAAATAAGGGATACCATAGAGAAAGTTTGATTTATCTTTTTCAAATTCAGTAATACCTAATGTCACAGCCTCGTTAACGGAGAACAACTGGATAACGTCCCCGATTTTTACGTTAGAGGGCATCTGCGTATCGGTTGGGATGTCAAAGATCAATCCGCTGATATGATCGTTGCCAACAGAGGTTGGCGTGAGATTGCCATCTTTTCTGATGAAAGATACTGTTCCTATTGCCATGTTTTATTTTTTATGATAGGGATTTTGATATAAATGAGCGTTCGGGTACTGGATCGTATAAGCTCCACCCTTATTATCGATATAAAGTTCCTCGTATCCAGTGTACATTTTCAATATCTTGTTGATATTATCTGGAATGATCTGGGGAGTTGGTTCTTGAAGGGTCTTTAGGGGAGCGCTCTCTTCCATGCCTTCAATCTTATCGCCAGTCAGTTCAATGATTGGCGCTTCTTCTGTAATTGTGGTTTGCAGAGACTTTTCGGTAATCTCTTCCGCTTCTTTCTTGATTCTTGCCATTTTAATATTATGTATATAAAAAAAGGAGCGAGACTTGGCCTCGCCCCTTATCGGTTTTGGTTATTGTTTGGTCTTATGCTTTGGCGGTCAGTTTATACGCTGTCCAAACTACGATCTCTGCTGGACGAACGATATTAACGTCCATCTTCATTCTCATCTGGAAGAAGTATAACTCGGAGTTGGCTTGTAATCTGTCGATCTTCAATACCTCCGTATCGTTAGCGTAATCGACACCCATCCACAAGTTAGAGTCCATTCCAGTACTGAAATTACCAAGAACGATAGTGCTCTCCGGAATGCCTACGATAGGAACGATTCTCTTGCCCTTGAACATATATTTGTTGACTTGGGTATTGTCGTTGTACTTGTATTGTTTGGATGTTACGTATTGATCATACAAGTCCCAAGAGGCCCAGTCCATGATGTAAACCAGATTGTTCTTTCTGATCTGGTAAGGACATTTCTGCCACATCGTGTACATGGCAGATTCGATCTTCTCGCCAGTATCCAATTCTGTATTACCAGCCAATACCGCAGTTTCTCCATTGATACTTTCCTTTAGGTTGGCCAAGATACGATAGATAGCTCCATCGAAATACTTATAGGAACCTGCTCCCAGATCAACGCCGTTTGTCGGTTTTGTCAACGTATCCGTGATAGCCGCAGTTCCACCCTTTACGGATTGCCAAATAGCGTCCCCGATAAAGGCGTTCTTCTTGTCCATCAACAATCGTAACATCGTTGCCTGTACTTTCGGGTCAAGCTCACGGAATACTAAATTACCATCCGGTTGAGCGAACATCCAGTATTTCTCGAAGTCACGAGGATTGAACTCTAGATAAACCATGAAATCCTTCGGTTCCAAATAACGTTCACGGAACGTGTATGTTCCTTTGGAATCTGTCGGGCTTGTTGGGGTTGGTTTGTTATCTTGGATGATCTCACCTAAACTTACGGAAGGAAGGGTGTATTTGTATTGGATACCACTCTTGATATGGATCAAACCCTCCTTATAGGTATCATTGCCTTGGGCGGTATAGGTCAGCAGGTCCTCTAGGACTTCACCTGCGTATGAGTTTTGTGCAAAAGTTACACTTGCCATAAATTAATTATTAAGGTTTTAGTTATTGTTTTTACTTAAGTGACCCAAAAGTGAAGTCCTTACCAACGACAGCCTCTACTTGCTCGGCTATCTTAGCCTCTACTGTATGAACACTATCTTTCACTTTTTCCACGTTATCCTTGTCGTTTTCAATCTCTGTGGAGATCTTATCTCTGGCAGGGATAGAATCCAACGTTGCCTTAGCCAAATCGAAATTCTTCGTTGCCATGTCCATCCAGTTTTGTTTAGCTGAATCCTCGATCTTACCGGCTTGAATAGCATCTTGGACCATAGATGCGATTTTCTGGTTCATAACCTCTTTCTCAGCATCCTTGTAAGTTTTCAATTCTGCTTTAACATTTTCTAGCTCTTTAGTTAGGTTCTGGTTCTTGGTGATCTCTCCCTCTTTCTCGATTTTCAAGGAATCGATAGTCTTGTTAGCCTCCGTTAATTTATTCTCGACACCAACCAATTCCGTGATCCGTGCCATGACTTGTGAGACCTCAGTTTTTTCCTTGAAACCAAGAGAAGCGACAACAGCACCAAAATTGAAATCAATAGTCTTGTTTTCTTCCATGTTATTTGTCTTGGTTTTATTTTCTACTTCCGTAGGTTCTTGTTTGTTTTTATTAAGATTAGAGATACTATCATCTAAAGGTTTATTTACCTTATTTATAGTGTCATTAAGCGATAGCTCATTGCAAACAGAGGTGATTGTGTTCTGGAGGATATGGCTGTCTGTAATGCCCTCTATTGCGTTCTTAACCTTCTCTATTTTTTGTTTTGAGGTCTTGATCATATTTTCCGCTGGAATGATGCCCGCCTTAACCGCATCTTCAGCCGTGAAGAACGTACCATCGGAATCTTCCTTGCCAGACATGATCTCCTTTACCTTGGTCTTGTTGAACCCCCATCTCTTCATGTAGATCATCTCGATCTGTTGCCGGAAGGCTTTCACGTAATCAGGTTCCTCGGTTTTGGCCTTTGTCTTGCATCCGTCTTCGGTGTTGCACTTATCGTCTTGATCGGAAGCAGTATTGAAAGGGTTGTGGACCATTAGGATCGCATAATCCCTCATTAGAGATTTGTCTCCTGCGGCCCAGATAATAGAACCCATAGAGGCGGCTAGACCCTCGTTTATACATTCCGTGGGAATCGATGAGTTTCTGATCACTGAGAACATACTCATACCATACAAAACAGAACCACCTTCACTATTAATGAGGATCCTGATCTTGCTTGGTTTTATGTAGCTCTCTATCCATAAGAACTCTGAGTTGAATGCGTTGGCACTATACCCGTTTACGGCATCAAAGAATCGAATGTCGCAAACTTCATTGGTTTTGGCTTCTCCAACGACATATTTGAATTTTGTCGTATCCATCGTAAGTTGTTTTGGTTTATATATGAATAGAATAAAATGTTATTTAGTGTTGTAATGATGTAAACTTTACTTGATTATCCTATTACCCTAAATTTATAGTATTTAATGAGTATGTTGATGATGTCGCACTATAACTAAAAAGTATCACAATAGAACCAGATGAACTCCCGGCGAATAATGTTCCATAACCTGATATTGTCATAGACAAATCAATATTTTCATCACTGCTTAAATAATAACATTCTATAGGAGAACAATAAAATATAGTTGTACTTTCACCACTTGTAAAAGATAATTTTACTAATGGTCTTCCATATTGTGATTGGAACGAGTTATAGAAACTTTCCCATGAAGTGTACGGCAACATGTTTTTGATTTGATCCGATGTATATGTTGTGTCAATATTGAAATCGATGGGTAGATTTATCAATGGATTAGGATCGTAAATCGAAAAAAATTCACTATATATTAAAGGAGAAATAGAAGAAACTGAGGTGGCATTATGAAAAGTGAAACCAATATCGCCACATTTTTTATCAGAAAATTGTCCTTTAATGACTATTGACATAACATTTGTGAGAGATGTTATAACATGTATAGCAACCGGCCAGAAGCCAACCTTAGAGCCAAACACAGGGGTATCTTCCATAAAGATAGAGCCGTTGTTCCTAATGGTCTCCACGAACCTATACATTTGCTCTTTACTACCGAATGCGGTTTCTATTTCAGCACTAGTACTAGACTTTGTTAGGTTTGCTACGGCTTTAGGGATAATATATGGCAATACGTTTTTATAGTTTCCGTCATCCATCAATGCTTTAGATCCATCGCCATTGGTTATAAGACCTATTGAATTGCTGTATTGATTATCTCCATCAACCGTTATGGTTCCAATAGATATTCCTTCATTATTTCCTACTCCCATAATCATAGAAGTAAATGCGGCAGGTGTGCATATTTTCGTGGTAGTATCAATCTCAAATCCCATAAGATATTGAGGATATTGAGGTAATATAGCATTGATAAAAATAGAAATTGAAGATTCATATCTAACAATATTTCCAGTGCCGGGAAACAAAGGGCCATTTGAATCAAAACCATTATTTACAGAAAAGAAATACCCTTGACCCAGTTCAGGAGTAGCTGTGACCAATATGTCATACTCTGCTTGTGTTACGGTTAAGGCAGTCCCATCAGAAGATCCTTCCATTAGTCTTGTGAATATATCAAAAACACCGGGTGCCAATACCGTGTTCACCGTGCTCCAATTACCCTTTCCATCAAGGAATTTCGTAGCGTCATCTGGTAGGACATTAACAATACCATTTTGCGTTGTTGAGACTTTTGGTAAAAAGCGATAGGTTCCGTCATTCGCTAAAAACATATCACTAGATCCATCTGTGGAAATAACACCGTTGTCAACGCTGCAAGCGAGCGTATATTTTGTATCTTGTTTTTGAATTTCTATAATAATATCTTTGGCATCTGAGTGTAATGAACCAAATATACATTGGGCAAATTCTGGGCCGTAACACAGCCCGTATACACAATCTGCGGTTATATATACTCCGATATCCGCTTGGCTGTATTTTACCTTTATGCTTTCATTGTTTTTTATGGCATTCCAAATATCATTGAATTGAGTTTCTGTTATGGTTTCTGGAGTTGTGCTCCCTACCATGTCGACATATTCTATCAATAAGCATTCTTTCTCCGGTGTATATCCCAAGGCTGATGTGATATTGCTTTTAGTTATGGAGATGGTGCCAGAGCTATTCGTTATGTTAGCACCTGTCTTAACACCACCCAGTATTGACCCTGTGGCTGTTGGTAGCGTATAAGTCGTATCCTTATAATAAGGGACACCTCCAATAATAGGACAAGTAGTATAACCTGAAGCGTTGGTGACAGAAGAACCATTTTTTACCAAACCGGTGCTTCCATTAGCGCCAACCACGCTATATGTGGTGTTGTTATCCGCCCCCCATACAGCCGTACCATCTGAACTCCAGCGAAGGATCTGACCAGATGCTCCACCTGCTGGGATATGTTTGTTTCCTGATGTTGTGGGATGAATGTAATTGTTCGCCCCTGTCGCTATGCCATCTAATTTATTCTTATCTGAGGCTGTCATTATTCCCGAGCTAGAGCTATCTGCCCCTCTAATATCAAATGAACTTTTATTACTTGATCCAGAATTAGGATCAATAGAATATGTAGAAAATACAATACTACCTTTTTCATATTCTATTGATGGATCTCGGTATACAATCCAACCGATTCTTGATAGTTTGTTTTTTTCGGTTGTAGTATAATCGTTGGTACTCAGTCCTTTTCCAGATACCTTGTCAACTTTGTTTCCTAACGCTGTGTTTATAACCTTATTTTGCACAGGATTCGTACTTGTCGAGCTTAATGAGTTATCAACAGTTATCGGGGACGGGATTTCGGGCAGCTGGGATAACGGGATCTTTCCGCTTACAAGATCTGCCTTTGTAGCTAATGCACTATCAACATAGGCCTTGTTGACATCAACGGTAGGGATTGTAGGCTTGTTAGACAAGTCATTATAACTACCTGTTTTTGCGACATTGGATAATCCTGTTATCTCGGATATGATGGTTTGATAGAGGCTTTCGCCCATGCGCTAACATCCGATGCTGGACGTGAGTCGCTTAATCTAGGATCATCTTTTTTGACATATATTCCATCATGAGTATGAGATACTATTTCGCCAGTAAGAACATTCTCAATGGTTTCTTTTGTTATCTCATTGCTTGATAATATTTTAATTTGCGTATTACTGATTACTTTATTCCCTTGTTTTATCATAAGGCTTGGTTTATTTTTGTATCTCCTATAAAAATTTGATTGATAACTTGCTCTCCAACGAATCCGATCGGTAACATTAATTCAAGAACTATACACCCCGGAGATGGAGAGGTTGGGGCGCTACCTCCAGAGCCTGCACTTGCTTTTCCATAAGACGTGGTATAT